TGTAATAATTTCTACAGGCATAGCTTCGGATGGTATATTACCGGTAAGAATAACAGGCCCAACACCAGTTGACAAGGCACCTAATCCGCCGTTAAATCCATCGGTTACAATAGATATAACCTTGGCCCATCTAATTGATGTAGTAGTGCTATCCTCTATAAATGTTAATTTACCGTTAGGCAAAAAATATTGTTGATATAAAGTAGCGTCATTAATTTTTGCAGGATTAACTTTTTTAGGAGCAACAAACTTAATTAACGATCCAACTGTTGCATATTTTAAATTGTTAGAAGAAAATGTTCCTGTTGGTGTCGGCAATCCATTAATTTTAAAATACCCAGTAGTTTGATTCGTAGTCTTAGTTGATTGTTGCCAACTGATACTATAACCAATAAAATTAGGCCTGGTATAATTATCTAGATAAAAAGATCTAAATTCTTTTAGGTTAAAAATTCTTGCAAGATTATTTTTTATATTATATTTTATATCATTAGTGGTAGTAATTAGATATTCAAAATAATATTCTGTAGGTTGTTTATATAAGATTCCGTCTGTTCCGTAGATAGTAACATCACTATATTTTCCTGTGATATCAGACATTTCGTAATATCTAGAAACACCAGAAGACGTTCTATTAATAGTTTTTATTTTTAAAATATCATTGCCCGCAGTAAGCGGCATTATATTATAATCTTCAGCAGTAACCATTCTATTTTGACTATAGAATGCTTGAGGTGCTTTGGTTTTAATAGATGCACTAGTTTCTGAAAAAGTAGAATTACTGACAGCATATTGTAAGTTTAACAACACTGTTAATGTGTGCTCTTGGCCTAAATCATTAGTGTAATCAATGCTAACACTTATTCCACTCATATTCTCTGGTTTAACAGTATAACTTAGTCCGTTACTTTGTCTATAAAATAATTTAAATTGTCCTTTAGGTAAATTGCCAAATGATCCATCGGCAAAGTTTAAATCAATTTGATCATTTTCTCTAGTAATAACTGAATATAGGTTTCTTACATTTTCTGACAAACTATTATAGATAACATTATTTCCGCTTGTGGCAGAAACTTTTGTCCACGGTTCAAGTGGATACGATCCGTCAGGATTTAATTGCCATAACCAAACATCAGTATCATTAATATCGGTTGTGTTGATTCCAATGACTTCGTTTGGCACAGGATTATCGATTGAGAAGTTTGATACAGATAAAGTACCTTGTTTAAAGAGTACAAAAAATCCAGTACTATTAGATCCGTTACCTCTATTGTCGTTTCTATATAAAAATGTGAAAGGATTAGTTGGGCGAGGAACTGCTTCAAAAATAGAGGTATCAAAGTCGGCCCCAACAATTTCAAATGTCATTCCAATTCCGTTGATACCTCTGCTAACAGTATATATTGGCACCGCATCATTGCTAGAATTTACTACATATTTTTCAGTTGTAACACCATCAACAATTCCTTTGGCCGCAGGCTTACCAAAAGAAACTCCAATAGGCATTGCAGAATTAATAACTGTAACAAATTGTTCATACCAGCCGGCATTTGTTGCATCATTCCATGTGATCGGAGAACTTGCTAGATTAACACCGTTACTATCAAATACAGAGTCAGTTGTTTGAACTGATACAATTTTTAAAAGACCAGAGGCTGGTGTATTACGTTTAGCATTATAGTTTATTAAACGAGCAAGTCGTAGTATGCTTTCTCTACGTTCAGCTGTTTCTAAAAAGTTTTCGCGGGCATTTAAATCAATACGGAAACTTAAATTCTGTCCCATGTAAGCGATTAAATCAATGAGAGCGATATATTCGCTTGAATCGACAAAATCGTTGAAATCTTCTGGATAATTCTCACGAAGGTACGTGATCATAGTCCTTCTAAGAGTTTCAAAGTCATAGCTTTTGAAATCTGAGTTCTTGTAAGACTGGTATATCTTTTTCCAGTCTTCTGTAACAAGTAATTGATTTGTAGTTGATGGTATCATAAGTTATATATTCCGATACCGTATTTATTTGTTTTAAAATGTTGGTATATTATTGACTAACAGAAAGCCCAATTTCTTTATCAAAAGAAAACTTTATATTATCAACTTGATTGGAATCTGCATAGGTTAGTGAGGCTTCGATAAGTAGACCGTAATCTTTTTCCAGTAAAAATACTTTAATTGGGTTGATCCTAGGATCACTAGCTAATATTCGATCTATATCTTCTTGTATTTGTTCTTTAAGATCATCAGTCAACGGATCATATATTAAATTCCATATAATTGTTCCAAACTCTGGATTCATTAGACGTTCGCCCTTAATAGTAGACAGCTGATTTATGAGATCTTGTTTAATTAATTCTGTATCATACAGGGTTACAGAACGTGTTGTATTGTCTTGGGTACTGAAGCCGCGATAAAATTGACTTGCTTTAGTCGTATCTTGATTTGCGTACTTTGTAGGAGTTATTACTAGATTTTTATAAGCCATGACAATATTTATACACCTAATTTTTTCCTAACATCTGCTTTAAACTTGGCAAGAGGTGCTGTAGCTTCTCCCTTGGTTATAATGCCGTCATTGTTTCCGTTTGGAAGTTTGTCAAATATACTGTTGTCTGCATACTCTTTTGGGTTTTTTGCTAATGTATATAAAGGATAGCTGTCTGCTTTTCCTATACCTTTAGGAGCAAATACAGCCATATATACATCACCCAATGTAGGACTGGCCACAGATTTAATGCCAGATTGTAAAAAATATTTGTCAACAAAAACTTGCTGTTGCACTCGTGTCATACCTGCTAGCTGAGCTGTTGTTGTGCCTAAGGATTTTGCAGTAGCTTCTAAGAATTGTATTAATCCAGTGGCACTTGATTTGGGATTCTTTTTGTTAGGAGCCATTGATCTTGATGTTTCTAAATACATAACAGCTAAAATATCATAGAAGTCACAATTTAATTTTCCACTTAGCGCCTGCACTGCGGTTAACCAGTCGTCGTCTTTAGTCCAGTCAGCTGGAGTAGCCGGATTTATCGGTTTTTCTGGTGCATTAGCCGCAGAGGATCCGCTACTACCGCTACTACCACTAGTATTAGCGCAATCAACATCTGTTGAATTTGCGGTATATTTCTTAGGATCATAACTTTCGTGCTGTGTCCACGGCTCATGCATTGGAACACGTTGCATAATACTAGTAATGTTTCCGCCTTGGTATCGGGCGGCCCATCCTCGATCAACTGAGGTTGACGGAAGACTAAATGCAGCCAATCTAATTACACCCGTCAACGCACCCGTAGCAAACGTAGCTTGTTTGGTACTACCATCATTTTGTTTCATTCCGGGACGTGTTTTAATTATAGTGCTGGCTAGATTGATGCCGCCACCAGCTGTAATATTTGCCGCGCCTGTAGACGCATATAGATTTAATTCGTTACCAGAACTTATATTAGAATCACCTCTGGTAAAATGTTCATGTTTTCCATTTATTTGAACCTTGCCGTCGTTAGCAACAACTAAATGATGATCGTGCCCAACATTGAATACTGTGTCTTTTACAGATTTAATATTAACGTTACGCATGGCCTCAATATTAATATCCCTATCGGCCCTAAAATTAAAATCTTGCTCTGAATGAATGCTTATAGAATCTTGGGCATAGATATCAATTTTACCTTGAGCAGACATTTCTAACCAGGCAGTACCTTCAGCATTTGAAATGTAAAGAACATTGGCTGTATCATTTAATAATATTTGATGCCCCATGGATGACCGAATTCTTACCAACCGATTTTCACCGTATATGTCGCCGTCATCCATAACAAACGTATGTCCGCCTGTCCTGCTAACTCGTGCAGTTGTTTTCTTTGATTCGTATCCTACTTCTTTTTTTGGTCCATTTGGATCAAGAGGGCCGGGTGTGCTAATACCAAACACTTGACTAGGTAACTCTCTTCGAGCACTGCTAGTTGTCGAACCTCTATATTTGTCAGCTAATAATCCTTGTTTTAATAATCTATCTGCAAAAGGATGGACTGGTTTAGGTTCAAGATTTGGTTTGAATGTCGTACCTTCTTTTGCTTTTTTTAAAAATTCTGCAACAGGTACCGGCATGTTACCATATTTTTCTTTTTGTCCCGGTGCCCATGCAACATTCTCACTACTGGCAATACCCGGTACCATATGATTTTGCCATCTATCCGGAACGCAACCAAGCCAATATCCCTGATTTGAATCACTTTCTACAAACATACATAATACATGCGTGTAAAGATCTGGAGGAGCCATCCACATACCATAACTCTTTTGCACATCATTAAAGCTGGCAGGATTATTACCTTCAAATTGTGAAGATGTTACTCCATAAAAAGGAGGAGCATAATGAATTAGAACTGTGCGCCCTTTCAAGAGCTTTTGCGGATCACCGGGTCCTAGGCCCTGTTCAAGAATAGCTTCGTAACATCCCATGTACGTGGGATCTGCATAATTTGTTATTTTAGCCACATACGGTCCGGGATGTGGCAACTTAAAACCTGTTCTTTTATTTTCTGACATTTAAATTACTCTTAATTTTATGCTACATCATCACTTAGATAGGTATCTGGAGCATTAGCAACTACTACCTGTTTTGCAGGACTTGCATCTTCTGGTTGTCCGGGGATTCTAATCATCGACAATACTTGTGTAAACAGGCCATCATTAAACTTACTTCTAACTTTAGTAACCCTAAAACATCCACTAAACGGTGTATTGTAGAATTTAATTGCCTGATCAGTGACTCCTGCATCTTGTGGTGTTTGAAATTCTACAATTACTATGACATCGCCTGTTTGATAAGGTGCTTCCCCATTTTTTGTTATCCCTGCATCAACTAGTTCTGGTCGGTAATTTCCATTCCCACCAGTGCATAAAAAATAAGGATCTCCTAAGATTTCAAGTTCACAACTAACCATATCAATATTATTAATCACAGCACGGTGCATATTTTCCACTAAAACATCATATTCTTTATAATCTCGTCGGCCGCCTGTTCCGCCAATTTTCTGAACTCGGGCGGCTGCTGGATCTTCACCCATTGGGGATGCCGGCATTATATTTTGTTCAGAACGGGCGGGGTTGGTTGGATCTATCCGTTTCTTAACTGTAGATTTTTCGTAGTTAGCTTGAGGATCTGCAAATATATTGGTTCCCATACCCTGTGGAAATGCCTGATAAAATAATGTATTAAATCTTAAATTAAACTTTCTCACATCAACATTTTTTCCCGTATATAGATAACTATATTTTCTTTTTACATAAAGTGTTTTTAATTTATTAATATCGTCTTGAGATAGTTGTTTCTGATACTGTGGCACCCTTGAGGCATGCATTCTATAAGGTAAAACTACATAGACATATTTGTATGTAGGACGAAGAGTTACCGCGTTCCACTCTCCTGTTGGTTGAGATTCAACAGCAATATGAACATAATCAACCATGCCATCTTTATCTGGCCCTTTTTCTAGAATTTTTTTACCGTAGGAACTATCTCTAATTACACTTGCAATAATATCATGAATATTTGAGCCAGAGGAAAACTGTAGGTTTGATGGGGTGTCAGGACCAGCTTTTGCTTTAGCAGTGTCTGTTGCAGTGTTTCCCTTAAAACAATCTTGCTCAACTGGTGGCTGGCCTCTTTGAGCATTTTTATCATTGACTTCTGCAACTGCGCCGGTTTCTGGCATGGCAAAGTTATTAGGCGAAGATATTCCTTGTACAATAGTTGCGTCTGCTATATCAGTATTAACTTTATTATAATCAAACTTTCCGCCGTCTATCCGAGAGGGATATATAATACCATATGTATCCCACACAATGGGACTTTTGTTTTTTTTGCCGGCGGCGGCTTCGGCGGCGTGTCTAGATGATATATCTAAACTTTTCATTAAAGATGCTAACACTTTTTTTACCGTAGAGCCTTCCATCTTAATTGCATGTTTTATCTGATTCATCGTGCCGTAGGCCATTTCATTATGGGCAACTGCTTGACATCTATACCGTGTGCCAGTTTCACTCATATCTACTTCAACTTTAGTGATTGTTATAATAAAATATCTAGTAGCTTGATCTCCAACTGATTGATAATTAGCTGAAGGAGATGAATCAGTATCGGGATATCCCATAAATTCCATTTTTAATAAAAATGGTGCTGACATGTATGATTTATTTCCGGCGGCTACAGCACTTACCTGTAGTGCTTCTATAAATCCACTAATGCTATGAGGTTCAAATACTTCAAAAGAAATATTAGTGGCCATGGTTAGATTAGTATTTTTACTAAAAGCCATCAGTGTGGTAATTTCTACGTTGTTTAGAAATAGATCAAATCTACCAGAACTAAGATCATTAAATCCATCAATAAGCGACGAAGCAGATGCTGGTTGGCCGCTTGGCATTCCGTTAGGCTGAATTCTATTACCTGCTTCGTCGTAACCTGCTTGGCCACCTTTAAATGGTGCAGGTGCTATTTGTCCGCTTGAAAATACCTTACTAGATTTGCCCGAAGACTTTGCTACAGGAAGATAATTTTCACTTGTTCTTAACTTATCGGGATTCCTTAACGCATCGTCGCCAACTCCGGCGAGTGTAAACAGGTAGTTAAATGATCTATAATTATGTAATATATTTTTTTCACCAAAGTCTAATGCTTTAGGTATTGTATTTGTTTTACTATCTGAATTTTCAAATCCCGTGACATCCACTTTAAAGGCAGGAGAATCCTTAGGATATACAGTAGATTTCCTATCTACGTTAGAATCATTGGCCATATTATATTCCTAATGACCGTTTAAGTGTAGTCATCTGAGGTAATCGTATTGTTACACCCGCTACCATATCATATACCGGATCTTTTATAACATCTTTATTTCTAACTGCAAAAACCCACCATAGGTTTACATCTCCGTATAGATCATATGCTAATAAATCTGGTCTATTTTCATATTGTGGCAATATTGTGTATGTAATATCATCAGCTACATTTGGTATATTTCTAAATCCAATAATATCTAGATAAAAACCATTAGTCTGCGTAGAATGATAAGGGCTGGTTGATTTATACGAAGCTGACATTATAGGAATCCTCGATTTCTTGAACTCATCAATGGTTGGCCCTCTTTCCCAACAGACAGATAATCATCAACTTGTTTTTGTCCCAACAGCTCACGTCGACTGTACATTGGTAATAGCACAACTGTAATACTTGACGAAATAGGTACTGCGGTTTGTGCAGGGTAAACGCTCGAATTCTGCACCGCGGAGGTCACATAATAATCAACATTGTCAGGTAGATCTACTTTAAATGATTGTATTACTACTGGAACATTTTGATACTGATAAGGCCCATATGCTGAAAATCTACAAATTGGGGGAGGGGCTCCTGCCCCCGGATCGTCCCCAAATCTCATCTTAGTTAATGATCGTAACAAATGTGTTGTTGCTATCCAAAAAAATGCATCTTTTTCATTTTGTACGGTAAACTTTCCGGTTACTGTTATAGGACCGGCTGAACTATTTTTATAAAAATGTAGGGCATAGTTTGAATGAGTTGGATTTAATGTGTTATAGCTAGCACTCATCTCTTGACTAATCGTCGGAGTATATGGAAACAATACTCCTTGCTGGTCAAAGCCTATGCCGTAGAAAGTTGACCAACTATATGCATAGTCTTCCGGAACTTTTATCTTTGCCCTAAAATCTTTTACTCCGGCAAATTGAGCTCCTTCGTACGGTGGGGCCACGCCAGGAGCGTACTTTGCGGCTTTCCCGCGCAGTCGATCAATTGCACCACTTAACTTGCCGAGGCCAGTTTTTTGCATCAGGCTCGCGCCGGTCTTGCTTGCTAAATCTGAAAAGCTATCTCCGAGACTCATATTATTTCCCCTATACTGTATTTAACCAATAAATAAAAGCTGTAGTTAACTAATCGGTTGACTTTTTTTTTCAGACCGTCTATAATCAAAGAATAAAGGAGGTCGCAATAAGATGACCACAGCAACAACAACCTCGCTCACTACAGGGCGCAAAGTAAAGTATCTAAACAACAGAGATTTACTATCGGAAATACATAAAAGTAAATGCACATATAGCAGTTTTACCAAACCCGAATACAGCCAACACGACCTTATTCTAACAAATATTGATAAGATTAATATTAGAACTGTCGCCGAGGCTAAAAGAAATCGGGCAAAAAGAATGGGACTTGAGGCATTTGTCAAAGCCCGGGCAGGGGGTGACAAGAAAATTAAGCTATTAGAAGTTACTCCTGACTATAAAACAATTGCTAAAACAGATATTGTCATTAGGGTAATGACATTTGATCATATTCCATTGGCTCCGGGTCGTAAGAAGACAACCAAAACAACAGC